TTGGCTCAATCTCTTTGCCGTCATGAACTACCCACATGATCTTGTGCACTACCGTATCGGTAGGCGGCTCAAGATCATATTCGTAGATACCAGCAATTGTGGTAACAGGGTCTAATTCGGCTTGCAGCACAGCTGCTTTTTCGCAAAACTCAATAACCGCTGCGCGGATGTTGTTCTCGATAAGTGTATCGGGACAGCCCGGCACCATCGGGATGATCTCTGGCAGGAGCGACTCATAGAGCGCCATGAGTTATTACCCCGCTACAGCTGGGACAGACGTTACTTGTCGGCTAGCGTCGAAGTTAGGCGAAGTAATAGCGTCGAGCTGCGCCTTACCGGTGATAGAAGACATAAATAACTGGAAGTGCGAAGAAGCTCGCTGCTGGTTACCAGCATACTCAGCATCCTTCATGTACGCCATGTAAAGAACATAGTTCATCACGGCATTTGCAAAGATATCTGGGATATCTAAGTTCCCGTTCTGGGCAACAGTCGTCGGGTTGGCCGAGTAAATGATCTCTACGTAAGAGGCGGCAGGCGACGCAACACCTGGATACACGTAAAAGTTACGCGGGTTGGCCTCGTCGTAGATGTAATGTTTGATGACTGCAGCATGTGCAGCATCACCGGCTACAAGTGGGTCGTGCCAGTCTGGGGTCTGAGCATCGAGCACTTCGCGCGAAACAATACGAACCGCTCGTTTGCCTACGCCGTTTAGAGCGGCAGACATGTTTCGAACGACGCGAAGCAACCGGTTACCATCGCTAGGGATCTCCTGCTTGGTACCGGCTACGAGAGTAATAGTGGTGTTCTTAGCCGAAGCGTCCGGCTTTAAAAGGGCGATTTCACGCTGGGCATCATTGACCCAGAGTACGAGCTCATCTACCACCGGCCAACGAACACCAGTGGTGTCCTGCAGGGTTTTTTGAACTCGGTCAATAACGCTTTGTACGGTGACAGCCATGGTCTACCTCACGAATGAAGGAACGCCTCCCAAGCCGCTTCTCGATCTTCGGTGCTGACTGTTCGCCCGACAACGCGGTTCAATGCGGCTGCCTTTGGCGCTCCGTCAGACTTGAAATCATCTGGGTCGCCGCTCTCAACGAGCTTTTCGATCCCAGTAATAACATCATCCAGCGTATGGACTTCCTCGAACTCTTCTACGGAAGGGACATTATCTATCGTTATGCCTGAGGGTTCTGCTGCTGGTTCGGGTTTTTTATCAGTTGTTACCTGTTTCGCTCCCTGCTGAAGAGCTAGTAATCCGATTTCATCAGATACCTCTCGCTCAACACCCGGAAGAAACAAAACGCAAGCACCGCTGAGAGTAGCTACCCGAATTTCTCGGTCTGAAATGACCTTCACAGAACCTCCTGGTACAAAGAGCGGGGAGCCCCCTCCGAAAAGAGGGCCCCCCTCACAGCTTAGACGGCCGTGTCGAGCGCGATCACGCCAAAGTCTTGGACGTTGGCAGTGACATCGCTGTTGTACTTCGGCTTGCGGAGACCGAAGATCTTACCGATCGAGATACCAGACTGGTTCTGGTAATCGAAGGTGTCTTCGACGATTTCCGGCAGACCGATGTCGGCCATAGCGAGAGCCTGAGCACCGCAGAAGAGAGCGCGAGCACCGACGACGTTGGCGTTAGCACCCCACTTGTAGCCAGCGGCACCGGCATTCGCCGAGGTACCAGTCGTCGCGCCAGCAGTGTTAAACACATGGCGGAACTCGTGGACCATCACACCGTCGACCATCAGCGAGCTCGAACCAGCGAACAACTGGTTGCTCGGACCACGGATACCAGCGTTACGCACGTTGGCAAGGAAGTCCGAATCGAGCTTAAGGGCCGCCATCTGCTGCGGCGTCACGAAGAGGTGGAACACCTCGTCGTTACCAGCACCGCGAACGCCACGGATGTACTGGTCCTTAGCGTAGGCCTTCAACTCGACCACATGGCGATACTTCAGCACGTCGGCCGTAGTAATCGCAGTCGTGTCACCGGCAATGATGTCGTCACCCGAAACGCGACGATGGCGAGCGGCAGTCGGAGCCGACACGTCCGAAGCGAACTCAAGGCCCGACAGGTTCTGACCAGAGGCCAGCACCGGACGGAGACCACCGTTCGTCTTGTGCGTGTAAGCAACACCGGCGAGCGTCAAGAACGCGAGCTGGTCCATACGATCGGCCATCGCGTAGGCGAGGGCGTCACGGGACGTCTCACGGAAGTTCACCACCGACTTCTGGTCAGCGAGGCGGCCAGCGATACGGTTCGCAAAGCGCAGCTGATCGAGCTCAATGGTGATGTCATAAGCGCGGAGCGCCTCTTCGTTACCCTCGAGCGAGCTGTCGCCCGTCACGCCGTCACCGGTCATGTCGGCCAACAACGTGATCACAGCCTTCGTGCCCTTGTCGGACTTCGTCAGCTCGGTGACCCGCTGGATCATCGCGTTAGAACCCGAACCAGCGAACTGGTTCACAAACGACATATTGCGAGCGACGCGCCAGAAATCACGGCTCCACGCCGTGAGTTGATCACTAGTCAGCGCCGCAAAGTTAGTAAGAGCCATTTGGCTTCTCCTTGATATTGCGTTTAAAAATCCAGTAATGCACCTGCATTACCAGCCTCTACAGCCGACTTTATGGAGCGGCTAACCCGTTTCCCCGTATCGTGGGGTCACGACTTAGCGCGTATTTACGAGGCGCGACCTCGGCACGTTTAACGCCATTGCAGGCGAAATCTCAAACGTTTTTAGCGTGTGCGACACGGCCGGATATCGTTCCGGCGGACGAATTCAGTTGTAGATTAGCAACACGAATAAAAGTTCGCAACTACTATCTGTATTTCGCTGTCTTTTTTGCAATCCGCTTGGGCTGCTTAGAAAACTGCTTCCCGCTAGCCGTAGCTTTACGCTTATTGCGTGTAGTAGCAGCGTACTCCTGCGGGCTTAACGCATTACGCGCGGCTCGGGGGAGATAACGCTCCCCCGTAGCCTTGCTACCCTGGATGCTGTTCTTACCAGACCGGGTGCCCCAGTCTTCCTTGGTCCACTTTTTAAGAGACCGCTGGGACTTAGCTAACCCCATGAGTTAGTCCTTCCCCATCTTACGAAGCGTCATAGCAAGGCGGGCACGCTGTCCCATCTTGCCGGACTTCTTAGCAGCTTTACGAAGTTGCTTGGCGGGGATCTTTTCCCCCTTCTTAACACCGAGTGACTTTCGCAACGCACCGGGCTTTTTGATAGCCCCGCTAATCCAGTTCTTAGCCATTACTTGTAGCCTCCGCCTGCTTTCTTGTATTGAACGGCCAGCATCTGCGCCTTCCTGGCGCTCCACTGTCCTGGTTTACCACCTTTACCGCCAGCCTTGATGCTCTCAAACAGTCGTTTGCGCATCGTCGGCTTGGTGTAATTACCGGCGGAGTTAACGCTACTTTTCTTAGTAGCCATATCCTTTGGTCTTCTTAGCAGGGGCCTTCTTCTTAGCAGCTCCCTTCTTCATTGGGCCTTTGTGTTTAGCACCTTTCATCATGGTGCCGTCCGGCATTCGATGCATATTCTTCATACGAGACTCCTTTACCATTTGACCTTGTCAGCCCAATAAGCAGCCGACATCTTGCCCTTAGAGATATTTGACGCATGACGAGCTTTGAACGACTCGCGGCGCTTACGGTAAGCGGCTGACTCCCCCTGCTTCTTAGGGGAACCGCTAACGCCCTGCTGACCGAAGCGAATAGTCTTCACTTGGTCTCCAGACTTCGCCACAACTACGTGACTTTTGGTCGGATGACTAGGAGTACGCTTCGGTTTGTTGTAGCCAGATACACCAGCTCTGGCGAGCCTTGAATCACGGTTAGCCACTAGACAACGTCTCCACGTAAGCGCTTCAAAGTAGCCGCTGGGAGGGCGTTAAACTCGTCTTCGCTCAAAGCCATGACATCAAACGCCTTTTCGCCGCGTGCAGCAGAACTTTCGCCCGGCATATCAGGAGGCTGAGCCTCAGCAGCCTTCATCTTACGGGCCACTTCAGCACGCTTTTTAGCTACTTCGTCAACGCTTGACTTAGCAGCAGTCGGCGTAGAGCCAAGAGACGGCTCGACCGGTGCGCCGGGGTCCAACCCATACTCACGAATGACGAATTTAGCCGCTTTTGACAGCGCTGCTACCGGGTTGTCACCCTTCACGATAAACGCGTCGCGAAGATCAATGACTTCCTGGGTGTACTTCTCGTTGAAGTCGGAGCTAGCGCGGTCAAAAACCGGGAAATTTGTCTCCAATTCGGCCGCTGCCTGCTGCAAAGCCGACATCTGCTGGCTCTGAGTGACCTTCTGCTCCATTTTCTGGGTCAGTTCGTACTCAAGCTGGGCACGTTCCGCCTGACGGATCTCCTGACGGAGGGCTGCAGCCTTATCATGCTGCCCGTCCAGCACCAAATTCTGGTACTCGACCTCTTTTGCAGCGAACTCGTAAGTACTTGGGGCGTTTTCGGCTACATTTTTTGCAGCCATGAGGTCATCAAGCTGCTTTTGAAGCGCCTTTTGCTTAGCCAACACCTCATCGAGGCGTGACTTCGGCACCATCGGCTTCTTTTGCTCCGGTTCGGGGGCAATTTTTGCCTCCGGTTCGGCAGCAACTTCTACCTCGGGTTCAGGAATGCTAGGCGCTTCGACGGGTGCTTCCGCTTTCGGCTCAACTTTAGGGGCCTCAGCAACCGGTTCCTCAGCAACTTCTGGCTCTTCTACCGGCGCAGCGGCCTTAGGCTCTTCGCCAAGGCCAAAGTTCAGATCAATCGAGGGGCTTTGAGCGTCCTCAATCGGGTCTGAACCAGGCATACGGTCGAGAGTAACTTCCTTCTTATCCTCGGACATGATCAATCTCCTATTGCGGGGTAATCGGCCGCATCAATGGGGCGGGTCGCGATGCGGCTTGGGTCTGCGTCTTTGCAGCAGTCTGCATTACGGTGGCAGCGATGCGGGTCGCGGCGGCAGTTTCTTGCTGCGAACGACGAGTCTGGTTGGTCAGGTTGGCCAACTCACGCCGCAGCTGCAACTCCTGCTCCTTCATAGCGATCTGCGCCTGCAGATCGGCCATCTTGAGTTGCGGTTGGACATCCGCCACATCCTGGACCTTGGCGATGTTGATCGCTGCCTCGGACTGCAGCTTCTGAACTTCCGCCTGCATCTTCGCCAGCGTGAGCTGAACCTGCTGCATGGCAATCTCGTTCTGGGCTGCTGCGGCTTCCTGCTGTTCCGGTGTCTGCTCGACGCCCGTCATCATGCGAATGCGCTTGGCAAGCTCACCCTTACGGGCAAGGTGGCTGTACTCAATGATGGCGTCATCCGGGATAGCAACACCGACCTGGCGCAGGTTGAGAGCTTCAGCGAACTGCATCTCGTCGAACGAATCGCGGGCCGGAGCGGTACCAATAACGACGTCGTACTCACCAAGAGTGAGGTCATTGATCACGCGGCCTTCCGGAGTCATCTCATTCAACACGAGCGGCTCGCGGGGCTTGAGCGGATCGTCTTCGTTGGTAATCTGAATCACTCGCTGTTCAGTATAGAACTTCTGAACCAGGTTTAGCACCTTCTCTGCGAGATAGTGCCGGGTCTTACGCAGGTTATCCAGCGGTACCTGGATCATGATGACGCCGCGATTCTGCTTAGCCTGGATCGCGATACCCGAGACCTCAGCGCCGTCAGACCCGAGCATCGAGTCGTTCACGCCGCTAATGGTCTTAATGTTGATCGCCGCCTTCTGGCTAATACGATCAAGTCCAGTCGGGATCTGGTTCGGCTGAATTTTGACCGGCGGCTGCGAGCCACGGTTGTACTCCAGCACCAAGCCGGTCTCTGCACCGTGCTCTTCAAGATCATCGGCGGTCATACCGACAAGCGATCCGCTCTCGACCATCCAGCCGCTGTTGGCAGTGGTGTTTACGATGTGCAGCTCTTGGCTAGCAATTTTGTTGAGCTGCTCCTGCGGCGAGAGCAAGTTACGCACCATTCCAAATGGACGACCGCGACGGAAGTACGCGAAGTACGGCACGATGGTGAAGTCATCGTACGGTGACCAGTCGTCATGCAGCACGATCTTGTCGCAGGTGACGGTCCAACGCACACGTCGAACCACCTTAGAGATAATGCTCAAGCCGTACTGCTTGGCAAACTTCTTAGTCTTTTGGTCGTTCCAGTTCTCAGGCACTTCGCGCTGGTCGCCGGTATTCGGGTCAACGAAGAAATCCGCGCGGCCCATCTTACGATACTGACGCGAGATCACGCGCAGTGCGCGGACATTGCGATAATCTTCGTTTCCTGGGATAGCGGCACCCAAGTAATCCTGCGACGTATCCGTCTTACCATAGCGGGTCTCTTCGTATTCGATGGAGTCCCGACCAAAACTGTTGCCATTCTCGGCTACGAAGCGAAGCGCCTCAGCCTTGTCCTTACCGTAGAGTTCCTCGATCTCATCGAGCGTCATCCACTTGGTCTCGAACACCTCGTTCCAGGTCTTCGGGTCGTACTCCTTCGCATCCGGGTCAATCAGGATGTCAATAGGATCTTTGGCCGTGATGCGGATCTCACCTTCGACGTGATCACTGAAGTCCATACGAACGTCAAAGTAACCACGGCCATCCATGATGAGACCGTCGCTGAACACCGTCTGCTCAACCCAGTCGAGCTTGTTGTTGTCAGCGATCTGCATGTACAACTTAGTCAGCACGCTCGCTACGTCCTGATCACCGCCACGGCGCGGTTTGAACTGCACGTCGGCACGGCGTGTGGACTGTTCTCCGAGGACAGTGTTCACTGTCGGGAGTACGGTGTTAATGGTCAGTGCCGGGCGGCCTTCCGCCTCCAGCTTAGCCAGATCAGTCTCGTCCCACTGATCGCCGCGATAGAACGCGTCGCATTTCTTAGCCATCTCGACGTACTGCAGGTGCCCGTTGTCTCTGGCCCGGACGTACCGGTTCCACTGCTGCTGGGCAAGCTGCTGTTCTTCGATCGAAGGGGTTTTGATCTTAGCCATGGTTTACGCACTCATCGCGGATTTTTGGCGGGGTCCGCGAGTAAGAGATAGAAGTTTGTCCCGCCAAGACTGTGTATGGACTACTGGAGCTTGATATGTAGAGAACTCAGACATCATGAGACCAATCCACGCCAAGGCGTCTACCTGGTCGTCATGCATACCGTTCGGGAACCTAAGAAGTTCCGCAATCAACGGACCAGTGAACGATGCGTCGCGAGGGAAATACACTTTTCCCTGCTGCATGCGTCCTTGGATGGCTCGAGCACGCGCTTCTTTATCGCGCCGCCCAGTCTTAAGATCTTTGAAGTACGCCTCAAACAAGCCGCGCTCACGCACGCGCTTTTCTAGGAACGGGCCTAGCGCCATTTCGATGTGGCTCTTTTCGATGCCTACAATCGATGGCTTCCACTGGATGTACAGATCAAGTATTCGTTCGACGAGTTCGAAGCCGTCGAACCGACCGCGCACGCAGTCCATGACGAACATGTCGTCATACTCGTTGATGCCAACTACTATCCCGACGCTGT